CACTAAAGGTAGACGGTACACTAGAAGTGCAGGGTAGAGATGTGTTAAAAGAACTTGACGAAATGCGTGATGCTCTGTTATTATTAAAGCGAGACGTTGACATGGAATCTAAGTATCCTAAACTAAAAGAACTCAAGGACGAGTACGAACGTGCTCTAGAAAAGTACAAAACATTCGAGGCATTAAAATGATACCAGTAGAAACAAACTTTCAAGTACCGTATACGTGTAATGGTACCGAACGTGGCATTGAAGGTGAAGTAAGGGCAGTTAATGGACAGTTACAAGTTTACAACGGATCAATGTTTGAAACTATTCATACTACTGCTTGGATTGACGACATTGAGTTGAAGACTGTTGTAGAATGGGCTAAACAGAAAATGGAACAAGAACTGAAAGAACAGTCATTAGCAGAACAGTTTCCTGCATTTGCAAAAGCAAAAGAAAACTATGAAACAATAAAGGCATTAGTAGAAAATGAACTGGCTTAAAAGAAAAGTTATTAAATGGGTCCGCGAGGATTGGGAAAACGAACGCAAAAAGAACAGTGTTGAAGGTATTGCTTTCAGTTCAAGAGACAGAGAACATAGTGTAGATGCAGACCCTGTGCTTACCTTCCGTATCTATAGTGCTGTAAACGGCAAGATTGTTGAGTTTAGACGCTGGGATCAAAAAACCGATCGCAGTCACAACAGCACTTATCTTATTCCCAAAGACGAGGACATTGGCGATTATGTTAACAAGTGTTTGAGTTTGGAGTTGCTAAAATGATTAAGAAACATTATTATTCGTGGCAGGATGTAGAGAAAGCCTGTGTAAACATTGCTCTACAGATGTACAAAGACAACTGGCGTCCTGACTACATTGTAGGCATTACTAAAGGTGGCAATGTACCTGCTACTATCCTTTGTAATATGCTAGGCGTCCGCGGCGAAGCACTAAAGGTTAGTTTGCGTGATGACGACATGGGTCCTGAAAGTAACTTGTGGATGGCAGAAGATGCATTCGGATATGTTCCTGCAGAAGAACAAGCAGTATTAAAATGTCGTTGGGATCTAAACAAGCGTAAGAACATTCTTGTTGTAGACGATATCAATGATACAGGTGCTACATTTAACTGGATCAAACAGGATTGGATGAGCGGTTGTTTACCACAAGAAGACAATGCGTGGAATGCGGTATGGAACGGCCCGGTTGCTAATGTTCGCTTTGCTGTTATTACAGAAAACTTGTCTAGCACGTTTGACGGTGTGCGTTACAGTGTACATGAAGTTAACAAAGCAGAAGAAGATGTTTGGTTAGTTTACCCTTGGGAGAATGTAAGTGAACTTTGATACACTAGAACAGGCACAAAAAGACGGACGAGCACCGTGGACAAATGTGCAACTTGATACTCGCGACTTTGTGGTTTACGAAGATGCATATCCTGTTACCGAAGGGCATACTCTTGTTGTGCCTAAAACAAACACACAAGAAGAAGTACTAAAATGTTTTAAGTTTGCAATGGTTATGGGAAATGATAATGTAGCATCTCCTACCAACAACATTACAGGATTTAACATCGGCATTAATATTGGTACTAGTGCAGGACAAACCTGCATGTATCCGCACGTACATTTGATCTTTCGCAGAGACGGCGACATGGAAGATCCTACAGGCGGCGTTCGAAATGTTATTCCTGAAAAAGGAAATTATAAGTCAGTTCCAGAAACAGATTGGGACAACTTAGCGGTAGCACAAACAGCATAGGAGGTTTATATGGCTTGTGGTTGCGGTAGAAGTCCAACTGGACAATGTGTTGGTTGGCACAAATTAACTGAAGAACAGTATCTTCAAAAGAAAGCTGAATACGAACAGCAACTATTAGAAAAGGCAAAGGAAAAGAAAAATGCGTGAAGAAATGATTAATTCTCTAAAAAACCATGCAGTTGCACATATTGAAAAGCACCGCATGAATGTTGAAGTTTACCTAAATAATCCTGTAGGAGTAGGCGAACATTCAGATATTATGGATACGATTGAAAAAGAACTTAATCTTATTGCAGAATATCATGATCAGCTTGAAGTTCTTAACACATATTTTAAATAAGTTCTTGACAAAAAACCTAAATAAGTGTATACTGTATATAATGAATTGCAGTATACACGGCAATCCACTGCCTAAACATCGGAGATAAAATGAGTAAAGCACAACAAATTAAACAAAAACTAGAAGACGCAGGCATTCGTTACTGGGCTGGCGATAACATTTCTGAAGTCCTACAAAAAGGTGACAAAGAAGAACTTATTGAAGATGCTACACTAGCATTTGAACAGGTGTTAGATGCACTTGTGATTGATCGACATACTGATCCTAACTCACAAGGCACAGCACGTCGACTTGCTAAAATGTACTTCAATGAGATTATGGCAGGACGTTATGATCCTATTCCAAGTGCAACTGCATTTCCAAATGACTCAGAAGAACGCTACGAAGGTATGCTAGTAGTTCGTTCAGAACTTAAGAGCATGTGTAGTCACCATCACCAGCCAGTGAGCGGTGTAGCGTATATTGGTATTATTGCAGGTCCTAAACTAATTGGACTGTCTAAGTACACACGCATTGCACAGTGGTGCGCTCGACGTGGCACACTGCAAGAAGAACTTGCAAATGATATTGCACGTGAGATTATGAAAGCAACTGGCGCACACAATGTAGGTGTATATATTCAAGCAACACACGGTTGTTGTGAGAATCGTGGCATTATGGCACATAGTAGTCTTACACAAACAACCGTACTACACGGTGCGTTTAAAAGCGATCCTGGTACAAAGAAAGAGTTCTTTGACAACATTAAACTACAACAGGAGTTTGCACCGCGATGAAACTACGCTATTCAGAAGCATTTTATAGTGTACAAGGCGAAGGTAAGTTTGTAGGAGTACCTAGTGTATTCCTACGCACATTTGGTTGTAACTTCCGTTGTATGAACTTTGGCTTAGGAAAGAATGAACCTAGTCGTGCAGAGAAAACTGCAAATAAGATTCGCTATAATCCCGAAGTTGCAGATCTTATTGCTAAAGACGTACACAAGACTACAGCACGTTTTGAAGACTTACCTATTATTCACACAGGCTGTGATACATATGCAAGCATCTATCCAGAATTTAAAGACTTTAATAAACTAGCAGAAGTTGATGAAGTAGTTGATCATTTGCTTAGTTTGTTACCCGAAGGCAAATGGACTATGGATAACGGACAGGATGTCCACCTTATTCTAACAGGCGGCGAACCTTTGCTTGCTTGGCAGCGACTCTATGTAGAGTTGTTTGAACATCCTAAAATGAGAGACTTAAAAAATGTCACTATTGAAACAAATACAACACAAAACTTACACGATGATTTTAGAGACTACCTCGGATCTCAAGATCGCTTCAATATCACCTTTAGCTGTTCCCCGAAATTATCAGTTTCGGGAGAATCTTGGGAGGATGCTATTAGGCCTGAAATTGCTCATCAGTACTACAGTGTACCTGGTAGTGACATTTATTTTAAGTTTGTGGTTGCTGATAAAGATGACGTGGACGAAGTTACTCGAGCTGTTCGGGCCTACAGGGATGCCGGGGTGGAATGTCCAGTATATCTTATGCCGCTGGGTGGACGCAGTGAAGAATATACCTTCAATGTTCAAGAAGTCGCAGACCTCTGTATGGAAAGAGGATGGCGATTCAGCCCAAGACTCCACATATCCTTATTCGGAAATGCATGGGGGACCTAATACTGTGTACAAAAATGCACAGCACGAAAAAGCAATGCAGGCTCCTATTAACCCTAAGAAAGAGCCTGAATACGATCCCGAGTTTGTTGATCGTGTAAGGAGACATATGTAATGAAAAAATGGTTAAAACGTATAACTGGCATCGAAGCTGAAGAACAGCGTATTGCTGAAGAAAAGGCAAAAGTCGAAGCAGATGAACTAGATCTTCTTAAAAAGAAAGATCCTAAAGAATATGCTACTCGCAAAAAGCAACCGTGGGTTGCTGTACTAGATGTTAAAGTAAACGAAGAAAATGTAAGAAATGGCTTTTTTGAACTTGACTGGAACAAGTACTTTGTGTTACAATTAATTGAAGCTGGTTACGGAGTTGAGAACGATGAAGAAGAAGAAATTGTTGATCGTTGGTTCCGTGACATTGTTGCACAAATGCTATCAGAAGAAGGTTTAGACACTGATAGAGGTGCTGGCTACATAAACGTTGTTCCAATATCAAAAGGCAAATCAGAGGTATCATGAGTACATATATCCTAGTAGACACTGCAAATACTTTCTTTAGAGCTCGTCACGTAGTACGTGGCGATATTGATACTAAAGTAGGCATGGCTCTACACATCACGCTTAACAGCATTAAGAAAGCGTGGCAAGACTTTAATGCAGATCATGTTGTATTCTGCTTAGAGGGCCGTTCGTGGCGCAAAGATTATTACGAGCCATATAAACGTAATAGACAAGAAACTCGTGATGCAATGACTCCTACACAGCAAGAAGAAGATACTGTGTTTTGGGAGATCTTTGATGAGTTTAAAGACTTTATTTCAGACAAAACAAATTGTACTGTAATGCGTCATCCGCAACTAGAAGCAGATGATTTGATTGCAGGTTGGGTACAATCTCACCCTAACGACAATCATGTTATTATTAGTACAGACGGTGACTTTGCACAACTAATTGCACCTAACGTTCGTCAGTACAACGGTGTTAGCAATACAACTATTACACACGAAGGTTACTTTGATGACAAAGGTAAGCCTGTTGTAGATAAGAAAACTAAACTACCTAAAGAAGCACCTAATCCACAGTTTATGCTGTTTGAAAAGTGTATGCGTGGTGATACTAGTGATAATGTGTTTAGTGCATATCCAGGTGTTCGCAAGAAAGGCACTAAGAACAAAGTTGGTCTGATCGAAGCATTTGAAGATAAACAAACAAAAGGCTACAATTGGAATAACATGATGCTACAGCGTTGGGTAGATCATGAAGGTGTAGAACATCGTGTACTTGATGACTACAATCGTAATGTCACTCTGTGCGACTTAACTGCACAACCTGCAGATATTAGAGAGATAATTAATAACACAATTGCAGAAGTTGAACCTAAGAACGTCATGCAAGTAGGTATGCGTCTTATGAAGTTTTGTGCTAAATGGGACATGCAACGTATTGCAGACCAAGCAGCATCTTATGCAGAACCATTACAAGCAAGGTATCCTAAATGAGTATAAAAGCAAAACCAATACTAAAAAATAAATTTTGGATTGTTGAAAGCGAAGGCGAACGCATTGGTACTATTTCAGTATCAGATGATCGTTTTATGTTGTCTACAGGCGGTGAAGTGCGCTTTTATGACAACAAGAAACAAATCGAAAAACAGTTAGGTAAAACTATTTTTGAAAGAGACTCTTCTGCTAAACTAGAAGTGCAAAAAGAAATCTACGGGTATCCTACTAGTACAAATCCTTATAATGTAATGTACGATGTTAAACGTAAACTGCCCTTGTTTACTAAGAGTTTAAAGTCTAAAAGTCTATACTGTGCAGGTTACTATATTATTCGCTTTGACAAAGGCTGGGTTAAGAGTTTTTGTCCTAAAGCAGTTACACTCGAAAAGTACGAATTTGTAGGACCTATGAAAACAGAGATTGAAATGCGACAGGAGTTATCTAATGCCAACAAACGTTGATCCAATTAATACTGCACCTATACAACAGTTTATTCAGCAGGTTAAACAAGCAGACAGCGGACGTCAAAAAGAAGTTCGTATTGATATTAACACAGCAAAAAATCTAGCATTTACTTTAGGTATAGTTATGACACGCTTACACGGCGATTTAGAACGACTAGTTAAGGAAGCAAAGACTGCTGAAGAAAACGAAATCATAGAAGTACAAATGGACGGTGGTTCTGGCTGGAAGTAAACTACGTAGTTTACTTGAAAAAGAGATAAATATATACGTAGTTAATTAAGGATTACGTATATATGAGTAGACCAAAACCGACGGTACTATTAGAGTACATTAACAAAAAGAATTATAGATCAGAACAGGTCCTAGATGCTGACGCTATCTGGGCCGTGTTCTATAAGAATAAGCCCTTTAATCTCAAGAGCTCAAACTCCCTCACAAATTATCCAGGACCTAAGTATAAGAAAACTAGCTTTTCTAATCCTGGCCACGCACACAATCTAGCAAAAAAATTAAACGATTTATTCAACTGTGAAGATTTTGCAGTTGTTATGCTAACCGAAGGTGAGGTTGTAAAAGAAGAATGAACTGGAAAGAGACATATACCAAAATCTTCCTAAAGGAACTTGGTAAGGCTGCCTCTGATCTAGCTGTCAAAGAACATCTTCCACTGTGGTGGAAAAATACTAGAGAAAAATCTGAAGGCGGATTGCGCTTGACAGATCTAGGATATGAAGTAGTAATGGAGATTGGATTAGCCACTTATGATGTGCCTTATCCAAAAGACATGCCTCTTACTACACAAGTTATTATATTTTTGGACAAATTTATCGATTGTCCTTACTATCTTACAAACAGAAGTATTACTGTACTAAATCAAAAGAAAGCTGTAGAGCTTACTCTTTTCAGCGGAGATCTCCGCAAATACGGCCTAACAAAAGCAATGAGTAGGTCAAAAAAATTGTAATTTTTTCCAAATAGTGGTTGACATTTGCTGTAGTGATGCTATTATATATACATAACTTAAACAAACGCACTGATCCACAAAGAAGGAATGCACTATGGAAAATACAGTAACACGTACCGTTGGCCCTAACGCAGCCAAAGCAAGCATTAAACATGCTATCAGCAAAAAACGTCCGATCTTCCTTTGGGGACCTCCGGGCATTGGTAAGTCTGACATTGTTGCACAGATTTGTAATTCGTTTTCAAACAGTCATTTGATTGACATCCGTTTGTCTCTTTGGGAGCCTACTGACATTAAAGGTATTCCTTACTTTGACAGCAACAGCGGTAATATGGTTTGGGGTGCTCCTAGCGAACTCCCAAGCGCAGAACTTGCAGCAAAATACGATCACATTGTTCTTTTCTTAGACGAAATGAACTCTGCGGCACCTGCTGTACAGGCTGCGGCATACCAGCTAATTCTTAACCGCAAGGTTGGTACTTACACATTGCCAGACAATGTAATGATTGTTGCGGCTGGTAACCGTGAAGCAGACAAAGGTGTTACTTACCGTATGCCCGCTCCGTTGGCAAACCGTTTCGTTCACTTGGAAATGGCTGTGTCATTTGATGACTGGTTCCAGTGGGCAACCGATAACAAAGTCCACAAAGACGTTGTAGGTTTCCTACAGTTTAGTAAAAAGGACTTGTATGACTTCGATCCTAAGTCACCTAGCCGTTCGTTTGCAACTCCACGTTCGTGGTCTTTTGTAAGTGAATTGCTTGAAGATGACCTAGACGAAAGCACACTTACTGATCTAGTAAGTGGTTCAGTTGGAGAAGGTTTGGCTGTCAAGTTTATGGCTCACCGCAAAGTTGCATCGAGCATGCCTAACCCAACTGACATTCTTGCAGGCAAAGTAAAAGAGATGACCAGTAAAGAGATCAGTGCAATGTATTCCCTTACTGTGTCTCTTTGCTACGAATTGCAAGAAGCCGAAGCAAATGGCGATAAGAAGTTTGACGAAAAAGTTAACAACTTCCTGCGCTTTGCAATGGACAATTTTGAGACCGAACTAGTTGTAATGGGCATTAAACTTGCTCTTACACAATATGGTCTTCCAATTGATCCAGACGCTATTGAGTGTTTTGATGAATTCCATGATCGTTATGGAAAATACATTAAGGCTGCAAATAGCTAATACTGTTCGAACGGGCTCTTATGGGCCCGTTCTTTTTCTCATTTTACTGGTTGACACTTGTATTAAATAGTGTTATACTATATGTATAGAAAATAGCAAAGCAGAGAGATATTATGTCTACTAAAGATACCGCAAGCAAAATTAAAAATTGGCAACCTGATCCTAATGTCACTCCTGAGCAACTAGAAACAATGCGTGTAGAAGTATACGACCGCATTATTGTTGCACGAGTAGGCTTGCTGTTGCGTCACCCTTTCTTTGGTAACATGGCTACACGTTTGCAGATTAAGGCGGCAGACGAATGGTGTCCAACTGCCGCTGTAGACGGTCGCAACTTGTATTACAACACTCAGTTCTTTAATGCTATGGATAATAAAGAAATTGAGTTTGTTATTGCACACGAAATTCTGCACTGTGTATTTGATCACTTAGAGCGCCGCAATTGGCAAGAGCGTAACTTAGATCCGTTGCTTTCTAACATTGCACAAGATTACATTGTAAACAATGTACTAGTACGTGATCGCATTGGTGACAAGCCTAAGATTGTTGACTGCTACCAGGACTTTAAATACGAAGGTTGGACTTCAGAAGAAGTATACGACGATTTGTTTGACAAGTATGATCAAGAGCAATTAGAAGCACTGGGCGAATTGCTAGACGAACACCTCGACTGGAACGAAGGCGACGGTGAAGGTGAAGGTGAAGGCAAAGACGAAAAAGACGCAAACGGTAATACTGTTAGCAAGAAAAAGCCTAAGTATAGCAAAGAAGATCTTAAAAAGATTCGAGACGAGATCAAAGAAGGTATGCTAAGTGCCGCGCAAAGCGCAGGTGCAGGCAATGTTCCTGCGGGTGTTATGCGTATGATCAAAGAGCTTACAGAGCCTAAGATGAACTGGCGCGAACTGCTTCGTCAGCAGATTCAAAGCACTATTCGTAACGACTTTACTTTTGCTCGTCCTAATCGTAAGAGCTGGCACACTGGTGCAATTCTTCCAGGTCAGAACTTCGACGAAACTATTGACATTGCTATTGCACTTGACATGTCAGGGTCAATTGGCAACTCGCAGGCTGCTGACTTCCTAGGCGAAGTAAAAGGCATTATGGAAGAATACAAAGACTATCGTATTAAAATTTGGTGCTTTGACACTGAAGTTTATAACGAAGATGACTTTAATGCTGACGACGGACGTGACTTGTTAGAGTACGACATTAAAGGAGGTGGCGGCACTGACTTTATGGCGAACTGGACGTATATGAAAGAAAACGACATCCAGCCTAAGAAGTTCCTAATGTTCACAGACGGCTACGCATGGGACAGCTGGGGCGACCCAGACTACTGTGATACAGTATTTGTTATTCACAGCAACCATGATAAAAACTTGCAGGCACCATTTGGACAGACTGCACACTACGATATAGCGGCATGATAAAAAATAAAGAACCAAATGCGTTAGAATTTTTTGATATGAGGAGGATGAAAGTTTGTCCTCCTCATTTCGAAGTCACTAGTACTAAGACTATGTACAATCTAGAAGAAAGCATTACTAGGTGGGTTAAAGAAAACCTAAAAGGCAGATACTTTGTAGGAAAAGGTACTGACATTAAAAGTGGAACTATTGAGTCCGTTATCAAAGTTGGATTCGAAGATCCAAAAGAGGCAAGTTATTTCATGTTAGCTTGTCCACATTTGAAGTACAAATAAATAAAGTGCGCATATATATTATTACTAAAGGAGAAAATAAACTATGAGCGAACAAAACAATGCCCCAGAGCAAGCACAAGCACCTGATCTAACTGTACAAGATCTAACTGCAATGAAAACTATCATTGATGTTGCTAGCCAACGTGGTGCTTTTAAACCAAATGAAATGACTACTGTTGGCACTGTTTACAGCAAATTAGAACTATTTCTAAATGCAGTAGCTGAACAACAGGCAGCGGCAGCAGAAGCACAAGGCGAAGGTGCTCCACAAGGAGAATAATTATGGCAGATTTAAAACATGTCGGTAGACATGTCAAAACAACAAAGAAGTGTGTAGTTGCGTATCGTGTGATCCCAAATGATCCAGATAATTGTCTAGTAGTATTTACTAGCTCACTTGATGCGCCAGACCACGAAAGACTAATGGCTACGGTTGAAAGCAATGCTGGACAGAATGCTTACGAGTTTGCAGAAGCAATGCACAGAGCAACACTAGCAGATGGTAGAAACATGCTATTGCATTTTAGCAGAACTGGGAAGCTTCAAAAAGTTCCAACTACTGAAATTGACATGACTCCTACTACGCAATCTAGTGTTAATCTAGCAGAACTTAACAAAATTATTGCAGAGCAAAAAGGCGTTACTGTTGCAGATTTAGCATTACAAGAAGGTACTAGTAGTACTGTTAGTGAAGAACCTGCACCTGTAGCAGAGCCCGTTGCACAAGCAGTAGCAGAACCTAGCAACGATGTACTGTCAGACGAAGATCTTGCAGCACAATACCGTTCGCAAGCTGATGCTATGTTTAAAGAAGCAAAGCGTCTTAGAGAGCAGGCCGAAGAGCTGGCCCCTACTAAGAAAAAGACAGCCACGAAGAAGACTACGGAAAGTGCCTAAGGAAAATAAGTTATCTAGCGATGTTATTAAAAAATGGCCAGAAGTACTTAGTTCAATAGATGTTAAAGTAGTTCCAATACAATACATCAAAGCAGTCGAAGTATACTTTGAAGATGGCAACACGTGGATCTTAGATGTTGATCCACGTGCTGTCGACGAAAGCGGTGCAGAAGAGCTTGAAGCTACACTCGAAGAACTAATGGAAGAATATCAAGATGCTATTAACGGTGTTAATTTCGTAGTAGACATTGACAAAGTCAAAAGAGATATTCAAAAACGTACTCGTCAGTTTATGAAGAAACGAAAGTAAAATGCTTCCTCTAGTACATCTAAAATATGATTTAGACACTAATAAACTGTTAGAAGATGCAAAAAATGCAAAACTAACATCTAAACCATACACTGATACTAGATACCCTAATCAACAAAAAGACGACTGGCATATTGGTCATTACACTAGCGATAACATTCAAAAAATTATGTTAGATTTTGGCATAGAAGGCAAACCAAGGTTTTATTGGTTAGAGCCCTATGCCACTATTCCAGAACATGTTGATAACGGAACAACTTGCAGTTTAAATTTCATACTATCTAAAGACCCTGCGCCTATAACTATTGAAGGTGTAGACTATACGTACAAACAAGTATTATTAGATACTACACGTATGCACAGTGTTACAAACGGTAATACTGAACGTGTTATGCTAAAAATTAGTATCTTTGATAAATCATTTAAAGAAGTAGCGAGTCTAATTCCAAATGATTATAAATTCTAAAGAAATAATAGAACGTTCTAAAGAAATAT